TTTTTCTTTAAGTTTATCGATATCTGATTCATTTAAGCCAACTGGCTCTTTTGAATATTTAAATTTATCATAAACACTTTTAACTTTATCATAAAATTCTGCATATGCTTTCAAATTATCTAATGCGACATTCGCGTCAGAAACAACTTCAAATGCAGACTCATTGAGATTTATTTTTGAATTATTTTGTAAATATCCAATAGCCGTGGAATGTTTATTATAAATATCAGTTATAATAGCTCCAATTGCATCATTGTTTTTTTTACTTTCTTCAAGTGTACTAGTAAATGAACCACCATATTGATAACCTTTAAATCTGGCAATTTCGCCGAACAAATCTTTGGGAGTATTAGCAGTCGTTAAATTAGGTTGCTTTTTATTGTAATCATATAAACCAACCAATGGAAATACTGGTGGTGATGGTTTTTTAGTATATTTATTGTAACCAGTATCTTTGTCAACTAAGGTTTCAGCTGATGGTAATAATTCGGGATTAAGTAATTCAGGATGGCTATTAACATAATTTACAAGACCAGTCAAAACAGCTTTAGTTTCATCACTTACTGTAAGCAATGTATCATATAATTTATCAAAAATTTTAGTTTTCCATGCATTATAATTTATAACCATTTTTTTACCATCTATGCGATGAGCTTTAAAACCTAAACCATGTAACATTAGAAGGGCCAATTCTGGATTGATAGTATCATATTTGAAATCTTTATTACGTGCTTTTCGTGCGATGGCGCTGAAACACGAATAAATATTATCATTTATACATTCTTTAATAATATTAGTACAATCTTTATTACTATCAATACCATATTTTGAACATTCAGATAAATCATTTGGCAATTCTTCAAGTAAACCATTACTTCTAGTGTATTTAATAAATCTATCATCAAGTTTTACGATATAGAAATCGGATCGTGATACATCACCTACATCTTTATCTACAATTTCGATTGACGCCTTTTTAGCCTTATATTCTGACCAATATTTTTTTATTAATTCAGCAGGATAACTCATAATAAATATATAATTGTTCAATAAAAAAATTTTTATATTAATAATATTATTTATCAATATTATATAGAAAATATGAAATACAGAATTTACATTGTGGTCATCTTGGTTTTATTGATATTATATATTGCGTTAAAAAACTATACTGGTTCTACAAAATCTGAAGCCCCGCTAATGATGAAATCACTAACTGAACCAGAAATGAATACTGATATACCAACAGTAGAAAAATTTAAAAATAATATGCCAATATTGAAGCTCTATTATACTAATTGGTGCGAATGGTCTAAAAGATTTTTTCCAACATGGGATCGACTAACTGAAACTGTTAAATCTGTTTCTTTTGAAAAACTTGATTGTGAAAAACAAAAATGTGAAAATATTCCAGGGTTCCCTTTTATTGTTCTTGAGAAAAATGGCAAGAATATTAATTATAATGGTGATAGAAGCTATAACGATATAGTTAAATTTATAAATAGCAATAAAAATCGCTTAAAAATAAATTATTAAAAATATATTATAATGGATTCTAAATTTACTGTTAATTTTTATGAAGTATTGGGCGTAGAACCAACTGCTTCATTTGTAGAAATAAAAAAGCAATATTCAAAATTAGTTGCAAAATATCATCCAGATAAAGCAAAAGACAATTTTGAAGCGAGTTTATTTGAACTTATACAACGGGCATATGAAACAATTGGTAAAGAAGATAAACGAAAAGAATATGATTTTTTTATTAAGAATATAGAACAAGCAAAAAATAATGATTTTATTGGACTAAAAACAAATTATAAAAAATATCGAGATCTAGAAGATACACAACAAAAAGATAAAGATACTGCTCAACTAGAGTTTAATAAAGTATTTAGTGATTTTGATACTAGGCATAATATAGATAGGAGCACTGAAAAAGAAAAAATTACGGAAGAAGAAATTAATAGTCGACTTGATAATCTATTATTACAAAGAGAACAAGAAGAAATTGAATTTAGCCAAAATGCAATCTTTCAAGAAGGAGAAGATTTTAATATTTCTAAATTTAATGCTGCATTTGATCTATATAAAAATACTAATGATAAACAAATTCAAAAACATTCAGAAGTAGCACCTTTTAATTTTGATAATGGATTAAATGGATTAGATTCATATGATAAAATCTATAATGATGACAATCAATATGATGGTAATAATATGTTTTCCAGTGTAAATTTTGGACGAGTGAATAATCTAAATAGTGAACATATTAAAAATATTAATCCAGTTAATTATACAGTTAATCATAATTTAAAAGAATCAAATTATGAAGAAGAATTAAAGCGCCGACTTGCAGAACGTAATTTAGAAACACAGCAAATAGACACTATGAAATTTTCAGAATTTAATACAGAAGATAAATCTTTTCAATTTTTACATGATGTTGGTATTACTGAAAATATGATTGATTGGAAGGATAATAGTGAAGATTTGTTAAAAGCTTGTAAAAAACTTATCGAATTAGAAAAAAAAACTAAATAAATTTTTTTGCACAATTATAACCATTGTTAATAAATTCTATAATAGTCTGTTTATTAAAATTAGTATTTAATAAATTGTAATCAGTAGTTTCTACTATGATGGTATTTTGTTCATATCCATGTATACACCTATCAGCCATTCCTAACATTGCTGTTTGAAAAATATTAAAGAAATAATCTTCTAAATTATTAATTTCATTGGCTATTTTTTTATTAGTTAAATATACTCCCAATGTATTAATTAAATTATCTTTGAATATATGTATAGGATAATTATCAACTATGCCACCATCTACCCATAATTTATTATCATATTTGACAGGATTAAAATATAGAGGGACAGCTGTCGATATTTTAATTGCTTCTATTATTTTCATATTTGGACTATTTATATGGGAAAAATAATAGCAGCGTTTATTATTAATACACGCACCAGTTATAATTAGATTAATATTTTTAGTATCATATAATTCCTTAAAAGTAGTATTTTTATTGAATTTTTTATGTTCAAACATTTTTTCTAATATTATTTCTAAATTATTTCCACAATCAAGTCCAAAAAAAGAAAAAAAGTTATTAAAATTAATATTTTTTATTTTAGATAAATCAAATAAAAGAACAAAGTCAGCAAGTTCTTTTGAAGTATAACCTATCGAAATTAAAGCGCCAAAAAATGCACCTATCGATGTCCCTGCTATATTTTTAATATTTTTAATAATATTTAATTCTTCAAGATATTTCAATATTCCAATATAATAAATTCCTTTAACACCTCCCCCACTAAGAATGAAAGTATCTAAATTATTAGTATTAATTAATAATTTATGTGAGTTTTCATTACCTAAAATATTTTTTAGTTTCTCTTTAATTTTTATTTCTAAATCCATATTATATAAATTAAAAAAAAATATTTAAGTATATAATAGAGATGGAGAAACTATCAATAAAAACAATTTGTCCAAATGCACGTATTGGTAATTCTAAATCAAGCGTGATAGACATTGACTCAATGATGTCGATAAATAATTCGTATGAAGAATCTATTAAAAATTTTAGTGCGGAATATTTAATTAAATCTAATCGAGAAAAACGAGAAAAATTATTGATAATTTATAATAAATATTATGCCAACTGTATAGAAAAAATAAAATTATTCCATAATGCTGGTAAATTAGATTTAATATATGAAATACCAGATAAAATAATTAATAATTTAGATTATATTTCTAAATATTGTATGGACTTTATAGAAACTAAATTAAAAAATAATAAAATAGATACTTTTAGAATAGATAATAAAACAATTTTTATTACTTGGAAGTATATAGAAAGCTTCAAATAAACTATTTCAATTTAAAAAAAATATAAATAATTAATATAATTAAAAATATTAAAAGTCCAATAGTTAAATATTCTTTTAAACTACTGATGCTAATAGTAAATGTTTTATTATCTTTATTTATTTCTTGATTAATTACTTTATTATGATTATCATCAAATACTAATTTTATTTTAGATTTACATTTAGAACACTTTTTTAAATGTTTAATTATACTGGTATCACTGTTAGAATTAATAGATTCAGAATCTTTTGATATGTGTGAATTATGTTCTTTCTTAATATGATTTATTAATAAAGATAAATTGTTATCATTTGATTCAATTGAATTTTTAGTTTCTACAATTTTTTTATTAATTGGTTTTTTATGTTTATCAAGATTTTTAAAAAAGCTATCACTTAAACTATTATTACTTTTATTACTTTTATTTTTACTGTTGCTATTACTATTATAAGTATCACTAAATCGAGAATCATTTGAACTAAATTTAAAAGTATTATTGTCTACACTATCTTGGTCAGTTTTTTTAGTATCATAAATTAGTTTATCTATAGGTGTACCCTCTTTTTTAATATTTTTAAAAAAACCAAAATTATCATTTTTTAAAGCTTCTTCTAATTGTTTTTTATTTTTTTTAGTTTCTTCATAATAGTCATTATGAACAGCTTTAATTAAATCAAATTTTTTTTTTTTTTCATTAAGTTCCCGTGCCATTGCATCAAGGCGATCCATTGAATTATTGTCATCATTAATATCAAAATATGAATAATTATAATTAGCCATTATTAATTTATATTATAACGACATATTTAAAACAAAAAATAAATTTGCGTAAGTATATAAAAAATAGTTTCTAATGGAATAATTATATAAATTATGAGTAATTCTGAAGCATATCTAAATACTTCTCAATATCCTATAACTGATACTAACTTATATGTACATATGATCGCCAATTCTGAAAAACTAGTTTCAGAAAATAAAAGACAAAATTATGATGGTGAAAAAAATCCAGAACTAGATGATGACCATTCTAATTATGTAACTCGAACAGAAAAACAGAATACCGAACATTATACTGAAAATCATTCAGAACATCATACACAAACTGATCATAATACAGAAACTTATAGAAATACACAAACTGATACTAAAAATAATACTAATACTAATAATAATAATAATAATAATAATAATAATAATAATAATAATGAAGAAAACTTAACGCAAGAAGAATTACTTTTAAGAAAATTAAATATGTTAAGAAATCTTCATGAATTAGCAGAAGCAGGGGTTAAATTATCACAGAATTATAACATGAAATCAGATTATAATATGATGAAATACGAATATGAACTCTATAAAGGAATCCGTGCAAAAAACAATGGTGTAAAATGGATGTGTAATATGAGTTTGAATTTAATTTATGGATTAGAAATGTTAAACGATAAATATAATCCATTTGATTTAAAATTAAAGGGTTGGTCTGAACAAATGAATGCTGATATCAATAATTATTATGATGTATTTGGCGAACTGTATGAAAAATATAATCAACCTGGAAAAAGTATGGCTCCTGAATTAAAAATATTATTAATGGTATCAGGATCAGCATTAAAATTCCATTTAACCAATACTATGATGGGGAATTTACCTACTTTGAATACTCAATTAGATGAAGACCCAGTTTTAGCCGAACAGCTAAGACAACGGGCAATACAACAAAAAATTAAAGAACAAACTATTAAAAATAATGAAGCATTAAAAGATAAAATTAATAAAGAATATCAATCAGCAAATCAAAAAGCGCAAGATTTAAATTTAATTAAACAGAAAGAATTAGAATTCCAAAATCTTAAAAGAGAGAATGCTCAAAAAAATGCGGAATTGGAAGCATTACGTGAAAAATTAATTATTACTCAAACAGAAAAAAATACCATAATTAATAGTCAAGCTAGTCCGATAAATAATCAGCAAACAATGAGAATACCTCCAGCTGTTCAAAGAATGATGATGATGAAACAACAACAGCAACAAGAACAATATAATGAACAACTTCGACAACAACAGCAACAAGAACAATATAATGAACAACTTCGACAACAATATGGATTAGGTTCTAATTCTTATATTTCAAATAAACTAGATAACTTGCAGGCCCAAACTAAGTATTTAGAAGAATTAGAAAAAATAAAAAAAATTCGCGAAGAGCAAGAAAAGCAATTAGCTAAGTTAAAAGAAACAGAACATTCTGAAACTAGTGAATCCAGTAAAGTTAGCAGAAAATCAAAAGCTAGTGTTGAATATAATTTAAATTTTAAAAGTATATTATCTGATAAAAAAAAACAATTTTCAGAAGCAACTTCTAGTGACAAAATAAAAAGTATGGGTGTTGTAGATAAAGATGAAGCAAGTCGTTCTGCTATATCTATTGGTAAAAAAGTAAAAAAAGATAATGTATCAAAAGATTCTTTAAAATCAGATAAACCAAAAGCAATTCGCCAAAAAAAGACAGGAATTGATTTATTATAAAATATATATTACTTAAGAAAAACGTAGATATTCTTGTAATTAAATATTTTATTTTTGGAATAAATTTTACTGAAAAATAGGACACTTAACAGTAAAAAAATATAATTGTATATATAAAGGCTTAATGATATTTGACACTATTATTTAGTAATAATAATAGAGTTATTATCTTTTATTTTTTTTAGGGAATTTATAATCTCTCCTAAATTTTTATGGTCATGGTTTATTCAATAAATATGTATTCACTATCTTTATTATATTATTTACAGCATCTTTATTACAATTGATACAACCCATTTTTTTACTTTCAGATTAATTAAGGTTGTTCCAATTAATAAAAAATTCCAAAGGGGGGTGGGTAAATGGTTTACTAAATATCATAAATATAAAACAAAATATATGGAACTAAAAAGATTGAATAATTAAGAACATTAGAATGGTTCATGAAATATAGCATTTGGTTTAAAAAGATAGTATTATAAATCTATATAAAATGAATAATTCTAGTGATAGTGACAATAATAATGAAGAAATAAATAAAATGAAAGCAGAAATGCCTAAAAAACGCGGTCGTCCTAGAAAAAATCTTTATTTTGACAAACCATTAAAAAATTATGAGGGGAAAGAAATATCAATGGACGATAAAGATATCATATTACATTTACCTGTTCCGCTAAAGAAAAAAACTACTACTGATACAGTAAAATCTGTTTCTGATTCAGAAGATAGTAGTTGCAATTCAGAAACTACAAATTCAGAAAAATCTGAATATGATTCTGATAATGATTATGATTATGATTATGAAGATATCAATTATAAGAAATTAATAGAAGAAATTAAACAAAAAGATATTTTAATAAAACAATTAAATCAAAAACTGGAAAAAGCACTTTCTGAAAAACCCAGTTTAGATATTTTTGATTCAGATGTACAAAAAGATATGACAAAACATATTATTAATTTAAAATTAATTGATAATACGACAAATAAGCCACTTGAAATAGAAAAAACACATATATGTTGTTGGTGGTGTACATATGAATTTGATAATTATCCATTTTTCATTCCAGAAAAGTTTTACAATAATAAGTATTATGTATTTGGTAACTTTTGTAGTTTTAATTGTGCTGCTTCTTATAATCTGGAAATAGAAGATTATAAAGTAATGGAAAGATATACTCTATTGAAGAAATTATATGAAAAATTTATTCCAATAGATAAAATGAAATTAGCAGCTAAAAAAGAAGTTCTAGTAAAATTTGGCGGAATAGTAGAAATAAGTGATTATAGAGCTAATTTTGCTAAATGTGAAAAAGAATACAGACTTAATTTACCACCTCTATGTTTTATTCACCATATCATAGAAGAAGTTACAATTGAGAAAAATACAGAAAGTGATAATATTAAATCAAATATTCAAAATATCAAGAAAAAGATCCCAATGGTTAAAAATAATTTATTTAATACAATGGGATTAAAAAAGAATTGATCTATTTTATTGACATCTCTAGTTTTTTTATAAATTTCTTTTTTTCTTTGTTAATTTGTTCTTTATCACATATTTCAGCAATTTGATCTAATAATTTTTGAAAAGTTTCTGAAAAATTTCCATCTTTGAAAAACAAATAATAGAATCCTTGTAAAAAACTATCACATAAATCATCACTTTTTTTAAAACTATCAAGAATATCTAAGTATTTCTTTTCTTTTTCTACTAACTTTCTACAATATTTTTTACCCAAATCTTTTGTTAATATATATTCTTTTCTCTTAGTATCTACACTAGAATTATTAAGAGTCTTATCTGTGATTGTTTTATTTATTTTTAGTTTATTTTGTGGAGAAATAAAATGAACTGTTGTTATATTGCTATTAGTAATACTTTTGTCGATGATTCCTCTAATTGTAAAATAAGAATATAATAAAGCAGATATAGTTTTCATTGTTGGATTTAGTAAACTTGGTTGATTTTCTATTAATACTTCATCAACAGATAAAAAATCTGATTGTAGTTTATCTAGTTTGGCATATAACATAGAAGAAAGATTATTAATAGATTTATAATTAGAATTTTGATTTTTTAATTTTCTTGGAGTATTTTCAGCAAGATAATCTTTTTTTTTCTTTTCAAGATGTTTATCACATACAATATTATCATCGAAAGATTTATCAGCAATTGATTTGCATTTTTCAGAGCATTTGACAGGAACATCTAAAGTTTTTATTTTTAATTCAGGTTTATTAGTTTTATCAAAATTTTTCATAAAAGATTTATAATGCACAGTGCAATAATGATCCGTATTTAGTATATATTTGGCATTTTGATTACATAAATTATTTTTATTTTTTTCTTTATCAGTTTTACTTTGTTTATTAATATAGCTACATGTTAGTTTATTATCATCTATATTAATGATATCCCATTTAAGAATTTCAAATTTATCATTTGTTTCAGAATCTACTTTTTTTAGTATACAATAAGCAAGATTTACAATACCGACGTCAAAAGATAGAACAGTTTTCATAATATATTATTATTAAGATTATTTTTTAAATAATAAACAAAATTTTTAATTATAAGAAATATTAAAAAAGTTAGAACATAGAAATACATTAATAAAATTATATGCATCGCGTATCTGACGACATGATTTACCCAATATAATAATTGATCCACTTTCAAATACAAATATAGTAATAGTTTTTATTGGATGAGTTAATTTTATATTTACACATGCATGCCGAATTGGATCAAAAGTAGAATCCATATATTTTTGAGGTGTATCTTTATCTATAACATCAGTAATGTTTTTCTTTTTAATCTCTAGTACATTATCAAGATTTTTTTCAGAAATTAATTGATATAATTTGTCTCGATTAATTTGAAAGTCAATATAAAAGTTACAATTTATCAAAGAAACTTTTCCAGATATAATATCAGAACAATTTATTTCATGTTTGACAAATTTTATTTCTGTTATTTTATTTTTAACAGGATTTACTAAATAACGAGATTTATTGAGTATTTTAAATAATTTTTCTATTGAGTATTTCGTATTTTCTATACTATCACATCCAGTCATCTGAATTGACCCATTTTTAAACAATTTAATATTAATAGTTTTTATATCAGATACTTTTACTATAATAGTAACTTGATTATAGAAACTATCTTTCTTTTGTTTAGTATTTGGTTTTTCCTTTTTTTTGTGTTTTTTCCGTTTAGGTATTCCGCCACGAATTTGAATATTTCCATCGTCATTGCTAAATTTAATTTCTGTTATAAAATCATTATCTTGTTTCAAATATTTACCAATTTGTTGACAATTAAATATTATGCTTTTTTTCATTTTTAAACATATTGTCATAGTTGATATCTTGGTCTCATCTGGTTTGAGCTTATATTCAATACTATCTTTTAATTGTTCAAAAATATCATTAGTATTAATCATTTTTTTAATAATTAATATTTATTTATAAAGAAAATCAATTTTTTTGTTAAATTTTAATTAGTAGGTGATTGATGGATCACATTATTAATTAGTTGATTACCCATTAAATTTTCGTCTATATGACTATAAAAGTGAAAACTTTGTTGTGGTAAAGTTTGTTTAGAACGTGTTCCAATAAAGCCCATCTTTTCAGTAGTAGTTTGTTTAATATCTGGATAAATATCTCTGTTAAAATTTAATGGTTCTCGTAAATTCATCATAGTAAAGCTGACAGTAGGACCTTTTGAATAATTAGAATCAGTTGGTTTCCTTCCTTGTGCTATCACTTCTTTAACAGTATTAACTCGCATATTATTAGCATCACCTCTACTTCTTTGTTTTTCCATATGATTTGGTCCAGTTACTCCTACTCTATCTTTCTTGCTATGTATATCTCTCATAGTTGGATCAGGTATGTTGTTAATAGTATCAAATACAAACGGTTTATCTAATTCACCATTGTTTATATTACCGACTCGATCTTTCTTTTCATGAATATCTCTCATAGTAGGATCCGGTATATTATTAACTGTATCAAAAACAAATGGCTTATCTAATTGAGAATTTCCAATATTACCAGCTCTATCTTTTTTACTATAAATATCTCTCATAGTCGGATCAGGAATCCAATTTACACCATCATATATATATCCTTTTTCTAATTGATTATTACCCATATTACCGGCTCTATCTGTCTTTTCATGAATATTGCGCATATTTGGATCAGGAATCCAATTGACACCATCAAATATATATCCCTTTCCTAATTGGGAATTGCCCATATTGCCGGCTCGATCCGTCTTTTCATGAATATTACGCATATTTGGATCAGGAATCCAATTGACACCGTCAAATATATATCCTTTTTCCAGTTGCGAATTACCCATATTACCGGCTCTATCTATCTTTTCATGAAGATTACGCATATTTGGATCAGGAATCCAATTTACACCATCAAATATATATCCTTTTTCCAGTTGCGAATTACCCATATTACCGGCTCTATCTATCTTTTCATGAAGATTACGCATATTTGGGTCAGGGATCCAATTTACACCATCAAATATATATCCTTTTTCTAGTTGATTATTACCCATATTACCGGCTCTATCTTTCTTTTCATAAAGATTACGCATAGTAGGATCTGGAATCCAATTTACACTGTCGATTGTATGTCCTTTGTTATATTCGCCATTGCCCATTTGTCCAGTTCTATCTGTTTGTTCGTGAATATTGCGCATATTTACATCAGGAATCCAATTATTACTATCATATATATGCCCTTTATTAAATTCTAGATTTCCTAAATTTCCAGCTCTATCGAGAAGAGCATGAATATTTCTCATAGTTGGTTCTTGTATATTATTTACATTGTCAAATACAAGGGATTTTTCTAATTGACTGTTTCCTAATTGACCGCTTCTTTCTGTTTTACTATGGATTTCACGCATAGTTTCTCGTGCTGTATAAGTATCATCATGCCCACGTGCGTCATTTGCTTCTTGTTTGTGACTATTTCTTGGTGCATCATTTTTAAAGTTTTCTTTGAGTGAATATTTAGTCTTTTCTATTAAATCTTCTGGTTTATGTAAGTCAGTAAAAAATTGTGCTCCTCCTAATCTACCATTTAAATCAACACCTCTATTAACAGTAGCAAGATTACCAGAATCTACTTCAGCATGTATAGTTGGTGCTTTGATATAAGATTGACCGCGAATATAATCAGCTGGAGTAGTTTCCCAGAAAGTGAGAGGACGGCGTTTATACATTTTAGAAGGAACTGAGCTTCGTTGACCTTTCATACCTGGAATTACAACACCGCCATAAGTAATTTTAGGATTTGATGCAACGCGTAATTCGTCAACTGTCTTAGGCATAACTCTAAATACATCATGAAATCCAACTTTACCAACTTCATTATAGCCAAGATTAAGCCCTGGTGTGATGCGAACTTCTTGAAATGGTTTTTCATTGCGACGTTCCATACCTGGGATAAATCTAGACTCTTGAAAGTCTGTTAATGCAGGAGTTCCATACATGTTGGTAAGCCCTGCTACTGGATCAAAAAGAGTTTTTCTTTCTGTCTTTGGTCTATATTCTAAATTATTTGCACTTCCGCTAAATGATTCTAATTTTCTTTGATGAATTTCGGCGTTCTTTCTTTCTGTGTAAGGATTAAATCCACCATCTTTTGATTTAAAGAACGGTACCATATTATTATGTACAAAATTTTCTTTTGATACTATTCCATAAGTTAAATCATTTTCAGTATTAAAACTAGAAAATCCCCCATTAAGTGCCATATCTCTTTCTAGTTCTAATCTCTGTTTTCCATTATCGCCAATAATAGGCGCGACACTATTAAGTGCAACAGGATCAGATGGATTATCATAGCGCATTGGTTCAAATTGATTTAAAAAACTATTGTTTTGAGAATTATTCAATATTTTATTTTGATATTTATTATTATTAAATTTATTTTCTTTTTTAAAAAAACATGATGGATCTCCAAGATTGACAGAACCCGAATCACATGAACTTCCTGCATAAGATTCTACATCATTACTAAAATCACTATCTGACATATTTTGATCTTCAAAAGGATCAAATTTTGATTTTTTTGCATAAGAACGATTGCTATTATAGTATGGTGGGATAACTCCTGTTTTTTCAGGATTGTTTGCCATTTGTGATTTCTTTCTAGCTTTTAATTTCATTTTGTTTAATACTTTTTTATAAGTATCATTATCATAAATATTTTTACCAGAATTATTATATATTTTTTTGCTAATATCTTTTTTTTTATTAGTATCAACATTAGATGTTTTATTCATAATATGTCCTAGAAATGCTAATCCTCCTAGTAGTTCCATTATTATATATAATTATAAATATATAATAATATTTAATTAATTTCTAAACAATTTTTCATTCATATATGGTTGTTTACAATGAGCATCATATGGGTATGCAATTTGAGGATTTTTACCACATAAAACTTCAGGATGCAATTTATCCACCCACATATTAGGTAGATCAACAATAAAATTATCTTTAGCTTCCAATTTAGTATTTACAGAGAAATCATAAAAGATATTTGCTTGGGGATTTCTATCAAGATTATAGAATCTATTTACAGCCATATCTCTATAGTTAGCAGCAGGGAAAGTTAAACGAGAAGAAAGAGGATTTAAATAGTCATTGCAAATTCTTTGATGTTTAACACCAAATTTAATTACATTGATAGGATTAACACCATCACGACGACATTTAGTTGTTTTTAAATTTCTGTTAGATAGAACAGATTCAACATCAACTAGTTTTTGAGAAGTAGCAATAGGAAAACCAACAGCAGAAGAAACACCTTGACCCATATAAGATGAACGAGGACCAAGAGTAGAAAGACATTGGTTGCAATTTTCTATAGAGTTAGGATCGAGTCTATATCCAATTGGGCCAACACTTTCTTCAAGTCTATCATAATAAGCACATGAATCATAACCTAATCTACTAGAATGACCAATATTTAATTTAGATGGTTCCATAATATTATATTAATTATTATAGAAATAAAAAAACTATATTATTATAAAAAATTATTTAGCAAAATTGTGTGTCCATTCCATTGCCATTTTATTATAATATTCACGATTAGTTTTATAAATTGTTGCAACATTTGGATTGAGTGGATCGTTTGGATTGGGATCTGCTAAAAGAGAACTAATTGATAGCAATACTTTGAAGATAGATAGTGCAGGCGACCATTGATCTTTTAAAATATCTAAACAGATTAATCCATCTGTGTTAATATTTGGATGATACATTTTGTTTTTAAATTTAATAATAGGTGGCTTGAATGGAAATTCTAAAGGAAACACAATATCTAGAGTAAATTTACCACCTTCAAAAGGAGAACCAATTGGCCCAATAATTGTAGCTGTCCAATGTGTAATTTTATTATCAACCATTGATACAGATATTTCTTCTTTGTATTTTGAAATTTCTAAATTGATATCACTCCATTCTTTATTAATACGGCGAATAGAAGGAGAAGCCATTTTAAAAGTTTATATAATAATTTATAATATTTATTTAATTATAAATTCAATTTTTTTAATTATATTTTACGAGTATTGACAGCCATATTAAGTTTAGGACAAGCAAATTCTTGTAGAGAGAATCCAGGATGGGACATTCTGGGAATATTATTATTTACGACAGGACATACTTGAGAATCTACTACTACAGGCAAGTTCTTTTCAAAAGTACTTACACATAATTTAGAACGTTTGCAATCAGGATTATATTTAAGTTGCGGACATTTAGTATTAGGTCTAGTAATATTTTTTAATTCTGATTCAAGATCCACTAAATCAAATGGTCTCCAGAATTCGTTTTTATAGGTGCATTTATTGCAGTTTTGGAATTTACCTTCATATAAGTTATATAACAGCGGAGAAGTACTTTCATATAATCTTTTTTGGTAGGCACAGTTATCATAAGATAGTCTATTATAGGCTCCTAAATTTACAGCACTGTATTGAGACATAATTTATATATTATAATCTAATATTTTTTTTATTTTTATTAAAAACTATATATTTATATTATTTGTCTTTGATAAGGTTTCGCACGACGAAAATCATTTTCTAATCTACTTGCTTCACCTCCGCGAGGAAATGGTAATACTACATGCTTTGGATCTTGAATATCACCAGAAATATAGCCAAAAGAATGATCACTATAATTAGGATATCCTAAAGATTTAAATTTTGCATTTCTTTCAGGTAAACCCTTTATTAAACAATTTTCTATATCTACATCACGAGTTCCTCCAATTAAATTTACACGATTGCCGCGCATAGGAACTGCTTGATTATTGTTATTTATTTTTTGATTAGAATATATATCCATATGTTGTGGATGTTGATAAATAGTATTAGTATGTTTTTTGAAACTATCTAATTTAGCAATTATATTAGATAAATTATTATCATGTGGTAAATCTTGCCTAGAATCACGATGTTGGCTATTATGTGGACGTTGATTATATTGAATTTTAAGAGGATGAACATCATATACACGTTTTGAATGATGCCCTACATTGAGAGCATAATCACTATAATATGGTTTATTATCTAGAAAGTGTTTAGATTCTTCTAGTTTTTGATATTGTTCATCTGTTATAAATTTATTATCATTGCCCTGTATTTCTGCTCCATTACCGTAACTATGTCTATTTTGAGTTGCATCACGATCTCTTTGTAATTTTTTTTGGAGACGTTCATATCTTGGATCTTTTTTGTAATCATCGTGTGTAATACCAAAAGTGTTTTGTGCAGGTATTACATATTCATCACGTTCTTCTTGCAATTCTATTTTAGTAATATCATAACGACCATGTAAAAAATTCTTTATTTTGATTTTATCTTCTCTGGTGATAGAATATTCTCTTTCTAAATTAAAAGGAGGAGCAATATTATATTTTTTATAATAATTTAATTTTTTAATATATTCTTGTAGTCTTGGTTCAAAAGTTAGATTATTATCAATATCAATATTTTTGAAATCTTCCATTATATATATTATTATATATAATTATAACTTAAAAAATAATTCATAAATTGAAACTATTATGAGTACTGTAAATACAAACATTAGAGAAAGTGATTTTACTACTTTATTAAAAGAAATATATTCTAAAAAACCTAAAAATTTTGGTGAAAATAAAGTTATTCTTTTGCCGGAGAAAGATACTGATCTTGATAATACTAGTAATTATGATTATATAGTTTTTACTTTTCAGATGTTACTTGAATTTTATCTTGAAGGATTTTGTCACTATAATAAATTATGCATTATTAAAAATAATTATGATATCGATACTGAAAAAATAAAAGAATTTATTAAAAATAACATATATGATAATTTAATTTACAAAGATATAAATATGGATTTATTATATATTCCAGAAGATTGGATTAAATCTATTGGTTTTGTTACTCATATCATAGAAGAAGATTATGAGTTTTATAAAGAAAATATTAATGATAGTTCTTTAAAAAAAGATTATGAACTAGGAAATCATTATTGCAAAATTATTCTTGATAGTAATCCAAAAGATAATTTATATTTTAGTTATATGAAAATTAATAAACCATATCATTGTTTATTAAATGCAGATTTTAATAAAAATAAAATTAATAATTTTGAAGACATGTATGCAATTTTAATAAAAAATAATAGTAAAAATGCACATGAAAATAAAGTTTATAAAATATATTTTAATAGTATTAGTTTAGTTAATTAAATATAGAATTATATTATAATAAGATGGATCCATATGATAATAAAATATATAAAAAATATTTTTTTTTATTAAAGAAAAAAAAATTAAAAGAGAACAAAAAAAGAAGGGAATTAAAAGAAAATACCGATAAATTAATTTTTATTGGAACCGAGATGTTTAACAAATTTTTACATGATAAAATTACAATTAAAAATTTTTTAGATATATGTGCAGCACCCGGCTGTTATTCTAAACTAGTATTGGAAAGATTCCCAAAATCCAATGGATATGGAATTTCATTACCAGTTAGTGAAAATGGTGTTAAGTTCGAGATTGACAATAAAAACTATAGTTGCAATTACAAAAATATATTAGTTGATAAAATTGATATAGATAAAAAGTTTGATTTTGCCATTGCATCTTGTGTTCCATACGATTTATCAAAAATGTTTTCTATAAAATTTCAGCTAAAATTAATTGTTACAAGCATTATTATAATACTAAAAAATCTAGATTCTGATGGCAATATTATAATAAATATGACATTTAAAAAAATGTTCCCGATTTATAATTTAATTTTAATTTTGCAAAAAATATTCAAAAAATTTGTTTTATGGAAATCAGTTAATGTTTGGAAATTTACTAAAAGTTTTTATTTTTTTGGTTACGGATTTAAAAAAAGTGATGCTATTTTTACTGTTTTACAAAATTATTTATTATTGATCGAAGACAAAAATTCAGATGTTTATACAAAATTTTGCGGTACTAAAGAGGATTATAAAAAAATTTTACAACAATTCGAAAATATGTTTAATAATTTAATAAAAAAATATAATTCAATTTAGCAATATTGACCTAAACATAAAATAGTATTCAAAGTATTTAATCTAAAATAATAAATAAATGGTGTATTTATTTGTTTTACTAAATTATTCTTATTTTCCTTATTTTGATTATGAGTTGGTTTATTGTTCTTATCTATAATTAAGTATATATTTTGTACTATGTCGTTGAGATAAATATTGTTATTAACAATAAGTTCAGGAATATCCATAGATTCAAAAATTCGTGTCAGTCCAGATTCTTTTAATATATTAGTATAGCGTAATTTTAAATTATCTTTTATTTGGGGAATACTTAAATATTTAAATTGAGTTGGTGCTAAATTAGAAATCATAAAATTAATTAATTCTGGATTGAGTTTTGGATAATAATCTTTATCAGACATAATGATACCAAAAGACATTTTATTATCATAAGTTGGTATTTCTAATAATTCTAAATTATCATGTCTAAAATAATTATATTGTTTATTTTTAGAAATTAAAAAATTTTGATTTCTTTTATGAAAACTATAAAAAGTATCTATAATAATATCATCAAAATTATTCTTCCATACTGGTTGTATTTTACCTGATATTAAAGCAATAATAGAATTTTCTTTTAAATGATATGACTTTAAAGTATTATCAAAATTTAAGTTATGACTTGTGCTAATATATTTATTTATTTTAGAACATTGTATATTTAAATCAGCATATTTATTTTCATAATTAATTATTTTAATATTAGGTAAATAATTTAAAAAAGTTTTATTTAATTTAAATTCATATGGAACAATTAAAAAATTAAATATTTCTAAATAAGTAAGTTTTTCTAGTTCAATATGAAATAAATTTATATCAGACATACATTTTACTTTATCACTAATATTTAAATAATTCTTTAGTTCTATATTTGTTTTATTTTTAGAAGCTATAAACAAAGAAGTTAAAATATTATTTAAATAAAATGAAGTAAGTAAATAATGATTTTTTAATAAATATTTTTGCACGTTATTAAATAAAAAATATCCATATTCATCTATTATATTAGACAATCTATCAATATCATTAGTTACTATTGCATTGGTTTCTCTAAAATTATCTAAATGTGCAATATTTCCATTATTTGCCATTGGATCAAAATAATTAATATTAAAATCTGTTAGTTTATCTTTATCAAAAATATCAAAATCAAAATTTATAGTATCAATTATATTTTTTTTATTGTTCTTACTTGCTATAAAATTTCCACGAATAGGCATGCCCTGATCTATTTCTTCATAATTAAATTGATCGCCGGTAATTTCGCCTTTTTCTGGAAAGTTACTTTTATTTTGTTGAAAGAAAACTTCAAAATTTCGTTTATCTAGTCTATTTGAATATATACTGCTCATTATTATATACTAATTATATAAAAATAATTGATAATTAAACTTAATAATATATAAATATTATATAGACTATGCTAAAAATAATTAATCATAATACTTATTTAGAAATCATCTATAATAATTTTATTTTAAAAAATAAAATAGCATCTTTTGATCTAGATAATACTTTAATTACTACAAAATCTGGTAAAAAATTCCCAGTTGATAATACTGATTGGAAGTTTTTATTTAGTAATATAAAAAATGTCTTATCCAGTTATAATAATAACGGTTATTCTATTATTATTATTACTAATCAATTGGGGCTTAAGAAACAAGAACAGATAGATATGTGGATTTCAAAAATTAAAGATATATTAAAAGAATTGAATTTACCTATTAAAGTATATGCAAGTATACACGATAATATATTTAGAAAACCATTGACTGGAATTTGGAAATTATTTGATAGTAAGATTAATTTGATAGATTCTTTTTATTGTGGTGATGCAATGGGTAGACGAAATGACCATTCTGATACTGATTTAAAATTTGCCATCAATATTGGCCTTACCTTTTTGCCACCCGAAAAAGTATTTTTAAAAAAAGATATTATAATTCCAGAAATTAAAAATTATTTTGATTTTAATAATTATATAGTTCCTAAATTTAAAATAAGCTTTAAGAATAAATTAGAAATTATAATTTTAGTTGGATTTCCTGCTTCTGGTAAATCTACTTATGCTATAAAACTAGCTAAAAAGTATAATTATGAAATAATTAACCAAGATATTTTAAAAACATTTACTAAGTGTTTAAAGAAATGTGAAAACTTAATGGAAAATAAAAAAAAAATTATAATAGATAATACTAGTCCTGATATAGAAACTAGAAGATATTTTATAGATCTTGCAAAAAAATATAATTATTATATTAGATGTTTTCATATGATGACTACAGAAGAACATGCTAAACATAATAATATGTATAGATATATTTATGAAGATGCTAAGAAAATACCTGCTCTTGTATATAATATTTATAAAAAAAAATATCAAGAACCAACTAAAAAAGAAGGATTTGAAGAAATTGTTAAAATTTATTCAAAATTACCCAATGTAAGTAATAAAAATTATTATCAATATTTATTTTAATTTATTTATGCTACAGCAATAGAACTAAAATTTGTTAATGTAGGATCATTATTTATATCTACTGGATTAGCATTAGAACCAATAATATGATACCATGTTCCATTGCATGGATTTTCTTTTGTATTATCACAATAAAATAATTCATTACCAGCATCGCGTGCAAAAACAACATTTTCACTAATCGAAAATTCTAATGGTGCTATCCATCCATTTATACCACCATATGATTTAATAGGAATTTTTTCAAATTTATTGTTTATTCCGTCACATGGTTTTTTACATCTATATGTAGCTTTGGGATACCCTCTAATTGGTGCCCATATATCATTGGGTCCTTCAAATAATTTTATTGCATCAGTTGGTGCAGTAACACCACTAATACTTTGCACATCACTTGGATTCATTGGCATTGGACCATTATATTCTTGCCAATCACATGAACCATAAAGTTGACCATTACCATCAATTTTTGTTCCTTTTGAATCAAATGATCTAACACATTGTTTATTAGTAACATACGTTTTACCATTTGATTGTGCATATGCAAATGGTTTATTTAGTGGGCAATTGAGACACTTTGGACAATTTGGGCAAGTTGGACAAGTTGCGCAGACAGGGCATTTCTCAACTTGAGGGCAATATTCAGGACAGGTTGCACATGTGGGACAATTAAGAGATGCAATAGAGGGGACCTGGGCAGGAATAGTTTCAGATTTACTTTCAGATTCACTAACACTTAAAGATGATGCCGTGTTGACAACTGATTGTTCTTTTTTATTTGCTTTCTTTTTACCTGCTTTCTTTTTACCTGCTTTCTTTTTACTTGCTTTCTTTTTACTTGCTTTCTTTTTACTTGCTTTCTTTTTACTTGCTTTCTTTTTACTTGTTTTCTTTGTTTTGGCAAATGGTTCTACAAAACAGTTTCTAACAACAAGAACAACGACTAAAACAACTACCAAGATAACTATAAGGGTTAGTAAATTTTGGGAATTGTATATTACTTGTTTTAATGATTCCATTATATATAAATAATGGAATAAAATTTTTATAAAACTATATTATAATGGAAAAAAAATTCTGGTTAGAAGATCCAACTATTCTTTATAAAAATAATAATTATTTAAAATTTTTTCCTACGTATGAAATGTCAAGAATTGACCAGTTAAATGCAATTACAAGATTATGTTTATATTATATTATATTATTGGTATTATTAGGTAAAAAAAATATATATATCGGGCTTCCTATATTTATTATTATATTTATCATAGTAATATATTTAATTTATAATAACGACTATCAAGGAAAATATAATGATTTTGTAAATAAAAAATTAATTAAGCAAAATAAAAATGAGCTAATAAATGATTCTAAAAATATTTTAGAAGTGGGTCAATATGATTCAAATGGTAAATTAAAATTTGGTCGTATCAATAATATAGATATACAAGCCAACACTGATAGAAAAGCAAAAGATTTTGTAAATTATGATTTTAATGAATTATTAGAATATGAGAAACAAGCAAGTAGAAAACCAACAAAAGATAATCCATTTATGAATCCAGCTGTAACAGAATTTGGAAAAGAATTAATACCAACTGCTGCTAATGGCGATGATGAAGATATTGCTGAAGATATGGAACGACATTTTAATGCCGATTTATATCGAGATATGACTGATTTATTTGATATAAAAAATTCACAAAGAGTTTGGTATACTTTACCAGTAACAAGTATTCCAAATGATCAAGAAGAATTTGCTAATTGGTTATATAAAACTGATGATATATGTAAAATTAATCAAGGAGCTTGTTTGCGATATGAAGATTTACGATTTAAAAGATAAAAATGTTTAATAAAAATAATTATTTAATCTAATTGACTAAATAATAAAATAATATAATTAAATAATTATGTAGATTCTAATGTTTCTTCTATTTCTTTTGCTTTTTTTAATTTAGTTAATTCATTAATTAAATATTGTTGTTTTAATTTTTCAATTTCTTCTAATTTTTTTTGCTGTTTAATTTGTTCTTTTAGAGTATTTTGTTCATTTTTATTTATTATTTCTTCTTGTTTTTCTTGTTCTCCTTTATTATCAGTTTCTATTAAATCATTACTATTTTTTTCTTGTTTTTCATTACTAATTGGTCCATTACTCATACTTGCATTATTATTTAAAATTTCCGATTTTTCTTTTATAGCATCTAATTCAGATTTAATTTTATTATAAGTTTCTTCAAATACATTCCATTCTGCATTTAATATACGTGCTATCTGATTTTTATTATAATAAAAACTTATGTATGGAATTGAATCACGGGTTATTTGATTTGCATATTTATTTTGCGTAATAATATATCTTTGTAGATTTATATAAAGAAATATATTTTGTTCATTTAATAATTCTTTTTTAATATTTTTTTTTATTAAATTAGTATTATTAATTATTTCTGGATTAAAATTTTTAGAATCAACTGAAAAAATTAATACAAATAATTTATTATTATATTTTTCCATTATTTCATCTATATGGACTTCTTTTTCAATTCTATAGAAATTAGTCATTAATATTATATTATAATATTAGTGCCATTAATTTAAACCTATTTTTTACTCATCAAATTTTTCATCAAATTTTTCATCATATCTTCCATTATTTTTGTTTGTTTTGCATTAGAACCACTTTTTGATTGTCCTTGCATCATTTGAGTAAGCATTGCTAATGGATTAAGCCCATCATTTCCCATAAGTGGGGTTCCATCTTTATAATTATTTGCTAGATTTTTTGTAGATTCAAATACTTTTTTCATATCTACTTTATTTGGATCAATTTTTGGAATAGTATTTTTAGCTACTTTTTCAGCAATACTAATAATATTAGTAATCGGGTCACCTTTTGATAAATCACTTTCTTTAAGTTGGTCTGTAATATCGGATAAAACAGTACCAATAATTTCAGAAGTTCCTTCATCTATATTTGATCCTAGTAGTTTTTTAATATTATTAGTAGCATCTTCTATTTCGGTTTTACTAATATTTTTAAGTTGTTTACTAAGTTCTTCCATATTTATCATCTTATCAACACCAAGCATTTTAGCCATAGAACTGAGTCCAGGTTGTTGTACTTGAGAATCATCAGGTTGAACAAAGTTTTCTAATCCAAATTCTTGATTATTGATACCAATGCCTAAAAATGGATCAATGTCAAGATTCATCGTATTGATAACTTGTTGTTCAGGGAATGCTTCTAAAAAATCTGTCTTGAGTTTTGTATAATTTAATTCTTTCAATAGCTTTATATCAAAATTACTAATAGAATTTTTATTTACTAAATGGATCATTTTAGTACCAGATATAAACATATTTTCTAAATAGAACCATAGATTGTTTCGTGATTCTGAATCAAGAGTGTACCATGAATAAATCATGTCAATACCTGGAATCAAAGTTATAGTAACTTGAGAACCATCATCTTTAGTAGTTTTTAGTTGGAAAAGTTTTGGATTCTTTGTAGTAAGCATTTCATAATTAGAACTGATAGTACCAAATATTTTTTTAATAATACCACTTACGCCATCTATAGATAATTCACCTAATAATATAGAATTTAAAAAGTTACTACTACTAATTTTTAGTTTCTCAAGATTATCAGATACTTTTTTTTGCACAGATGCTATTATGAGTTCTTTATATTGTAAATCATTAACAGATTTATCTTTTTTTGGAATATCAAAATTATTCATAAATAGTACTATATTAGATGGTAAATCACACTTAGTAACAAAATCAGTATAATTTTCTACATGTGTTTTTGTTATATTGAGTTGCAATAATAATATAAGATTAGCAACAAACTGATCATGATATCGTTTTAATTCAATTGCAGAAGTTTCCATAGTATATAAATTTATTATGTTAATTATATTTTAAGTAATTTAGAAAATATTATCAAGTTCAGAAAAAATATGGGTATATGTTTGATTGAGTTTTTTTAAGCATTGATACTTTTTAAATGCCAAATATCGCATATCACATAAAGAAATTAAAGCAAGTAAACTATTTTTAATAATATTACGGTTATCAGTATTGAGTTTTCCCCAAAAATTCTTAAATTGGAAAATAATATTTACTATACTAGAATCACCTTCACTAACATCATCAAGACTATTACTCATAAAAAATGAATCATCACCTTTAACAATACGTTCACGTAACATTCCATCTTTAGCTTCATAACATTTTAATATTAGACTATCGACTAAGCCTTTTGGATTCTTATTAATAAATCCAACAATATTTGTTTTATGCATCATTAACATATGGTCACCGGTAACACGTGCTAATTCTTCAGTAAGCATAATTAGTACTTCTTTAAATTCAGAAACAGCTGTATCACTATTTGATTTTAGTGTAGATACTATCATATTTAGTTCAGCTATATCATTATATGATTGTATATCATCGGTTAGAATTTGTTGTTTTAGTTCGCTAATTTGAAGAGGAGGTAGATCTTCCATATTATTATATTCTTATAATATAATGATATTTTAAGTCTTTTTACTTAATTATTCATACTAGATAATATTTTTTGCTTTTCATAATTTAAAATTGCATCTTTACGATTATTATCATAAATTTCTCCAACTTGTTTATCCATATCTTTTCGTGATTTTTCGGAATCTTTTAGCAATTTATTTATATCTTGATCTTTTAATTTTTTAATTTCAATACCAGTATAAATTGCATACTCATCATCTTTTCCATATGGTAAGAAAGATTTTGGTTGTGCCAAATCAGTCATAGTATATGCAAAATTATCAGAAAATCCTCCCATTTCAATATTAGTAAATCCATTTGGACCACTTTGTTGCATATTTCGTGCAATATTAGATTTAATAATATTGAGTCTCATTTTTTCAACCCATTCAAAAGTTTCTTTTCCCTGTAAAATTAAATTCATTTCTGGCATAATTAATGCAGGAACCATTTTTATATTTGGTGGAAGAATTCTATTATTAGCTATTAATTCTTCTAAACATATCATTTCAAAATTTAATAATAAATTTATATTTTTTAATAAAATAATTAAATTTGAGGATGACTGACATTTTTTACTATAGATTAAGATTCTTTTCATAGTTAACTAATATAATATAACATAATATTTTTAAATAAAAAAATTGATTTTAAATTATTTAAATATATATACTATTATAAATATATAACTAATATAATGAAAAAATCGTCTAAAAAACTATCCAGAAGCAGTACCGGATTAGATATTGATATAAAAGAACTTAAATATAATAAAAGAACAGATTTACATGAAAGTTCTTTAATACTTGAAATTAGTGGAAAAGATATATCTCCTTCTATTATAAATGCTATTCGTAGAGTTTCTATGGACGAAATTCCAATATATGGATTTCCTGCTGAATTAATTAAAATAGAAGGCAATAATACTATTTTTAATAATGACTACATGCGTCTAAGATTATCACAAATACCTATTTTGGATATTGATAGTGGCTTAGATTTTTTAGATAAAAAATATGTTAACACCGAATTATTATTTACTGATATCAATTATATACGTTATGAAAAAGAAAAAGTAATTGAAATGTATATCAATACTTTTAATAATACACCAGAAAATATTAATATTACTACTAATGATATAACTTATCTTGTAGATGGAGAAACTATGAATCCATATTTTAAAAAATATCCTATATTAATAATACAATTGAGACCAAATGAAACTTTTAAGTGTCATATGAAATCAGCTTTATCTACTGGATTAAAATCTAATATATTTTCAGCTGCTTCCAATTGTTATTATAATTATGATGAAGATAAGAATAAATATATTTTTACAATTGAATCACAGGGACAAATACAAGAACAAGTTATTATAAAAAAATCTGTTAATTACTTATTAAAGAAAATTAATGATTTTAAAACTTATTTTACTGTACAATTAAAAGAAAGCACAAAGTATGAAAAAAATAGCACTCTTATTTTTGAATTTGAAGACGAAGATCATACAATGGGAGAACTAATAAATAACGCTTTTCAAGATCATAAAAATATTATATTTTGTGGATTATCTAAACCATCGCCTTTAGAAAGATTAATTAAAATTAAAATTGCTTCTGATAATGAACATCCATTGAAATATATGATTGAATCAATGGATTATTTGAAAGAAATATTTGAAACAATAAAGAAAGCAATTAAATAGACATTAATTTTGTTTGTATTATTGTATATATACAATCTTTAATAAATAATTTATAAATTTCTGGATTTATTTTTTTTTCTTTTATTATTGCATCTCTATCAAAGTATAATTGTCTCAATAAATTGACAGGTGTTGATTTTAAATAATGATATATATCATGAATAGTTATAGATCGTGTGTCTAGTTTATTTTCATCTTCTACATAATTTTTACTAAATTCATTCTTTCTTGCATCTATATATATACCATGTATACCGTATAGTATTTTTTTATAATTTGTAGGTATAGCATTATATAATTCATATTGTTTATATTTTTTTAAATAATGGTATATATCAAGAAATTCTTTTGATATGGTTCTTAATGACATTGATATTCGGTGTATTATTTCAATATGATAATTTGTTAAATATGGGAGATATTCTTTTAATTTATTTTCTTGATACATCTCTAAATATCCTTGATGTATATTTTTATTTTTTGGTTTTATATTTTGTATTTGTTGAAATATATGTGTTTGTAATTTATAATTTACTATTTGTATATCTTTATTTAGTTCATAAATATTATATCCTTCGATTGATATTTTCTTATTCACTATGTTTTCATAAGATAAATTATTTATATTTTCTACAAGTTCTTGAACATTTTCAAAAGTTAATTTATTAATTAATTTTATATTATTTTTTTTATGTTCAATATTTGGAAAAATATTTACATATTGCAAATTATCTTTATTATTTAGTACTAAATTCAAAAATAATTCTTTATAACCACTTCCATAATGACAAAAATTTAAAATTCCATTGTTTTTATGATGAACTAATATAAAATTATATATTTTTGTTTTATCTAATTCTTCTAAATTAATTTTTTTTTCATTTATAATTTCTTTAAATTGATCATTTATTGTATTATTTTTATAAACGTTTTCATTTGCATTAATTGATTTTTCAGATATTAATTGCCAATAATTATTATATATCAAAAAACAATTTATTCCCTCTATTATATTTTTAATGTATAATTTTTTAAACTTATTATGATCCAAGTTTTTTAAATATACCATAGTATTATTATTAGTAAGTTGTGGTGTCATAAAAGAAAATATTTTTTTAAAAGGTAATTTTTGATATACAGTCGTTGTGAAATCAATTAAATTTTTATCGGGATTATCTATACTGATGATATTTTTATTAACTAATATATAATTATCATCTTCATCAACAGATATACATCTAATAAAATTTCCAAATAAATCATCCAGTTTTTCAATAAAAATATCATATGTTAATACAATTATATTATATTTTTGTTTAATATAGTCTATTAATGGACATTTTAATAAAATAAAAATTTCATCTATATTATAATTATTTAGATCTATAATTTCTGGTATATCTAATTTTATAGTATTATCATCTAATTTTCTTGATTTTTTAAATATAAATTTATTATTATAAAACAATGATTCTTTAAAATTCATTGTATTGTACTAAATTATAATAATAATAGTATAAATGCTTTAAATATCTTAATAATTAAAATAATCTATTAGTATTATATAATTAAAATATAAATGTACATTGATAGAATAGATGATTTTGTTAATAAACTGTTAGATGACTTATTAATTAATACTTTTAAGAATAATAAAATAATAGAAGCAATTATAAAAGAAAAAAATTTTATAAAATTTCAGAAAGAAATTAATGAATTAATAATTAAATATTATGATACAATAAGTTATGAAAAATTAAAAGATACATTAATTAATAATGACAATACAAAATTATTTGATGAACTTATTAAAAAATATATTATGACATATTTCTTTTTATACATTGGATATTTTTATGAAGATACAAGTGAATTATATTTTAATAATATTGTTGAATTTTCAAAAAATCAAAAAGCATATAAATTAAAAATTAATAATGTTTTTACTAGTGAGTTTAATGCAAAAATTATAAATTATTATAAAATTATAAAAAATATTATTAGTATATTAGAAGTATATAATGATGAAAATAAAATCAAATTATTAATAAAACGTCCAGAATTTAAACCAGCATTTGTATTTTTAAATGAAATAGGATCTGACATTATAGAAAATAGTTTACAAAATGAAAAAGATAAACTATTGAAAACACATAATTTACTGAAATTAATAGTAATTATAGAATTTTATAAAAAGCAAGATAAGAAAGATTTTGCAAACGTTCTAGAAAATACAATTATTGATGGAGATGAATATACTTATATTGATATAGTAATACCTACAAGAGATAATATTGATTATGTTACTATAGAAAGTTTATTAACTAAAAAAGAATTAATGAGTGGTTATACTAACATATTTTGGAACTATATTGTAGAAAATCAAGAAAATTTAAATAAAATTAATATGTTAGAAGAATCGCATGAAAGTAAAATATTAAAACTAATCAATGCTGGAATTTTAATACCAGTTCTTGATGATTTTTTACTGTATCATAAAGATTCTGAAAGATATGACAAAAATATGGACAATAATAGTATAAAAGATTTTAAAAAGAGAGAAGAAACTAAAATTAAATATATAGTAACTAAAATTGATGTTACTAGTGACTTATATTCTAAAAATGCAAAAGACGAAAAAGTATTGGCAAATATTAAAAAGAATTTTTTTGCTCCACTTAATAACAGAAAAGCAATTTTAGTAAATAATGATGAAGAAGTAAAAATTATTGGAAAATTAATAAATCAAGGTAGTAAAGTAATGACAGAAAATGATAATTTTAATGATTTAGCTAATTATAGAGTATATCCATATATCAATTTTAAGGATTTTAAAGATTATGGATTTTCTATACAAATGAATAAAACAGTTTCAGCAGTTCGTGCAGTTTCTTTAGAAAAAAAAGGCGATTTCAGACAAACTAAACATTTTCCGTTACAAATGCGTATTGGTGGTAAAAATGAATTTGTCAATATTGTAGGTTTTATAATTCCTACTAATTTAAAACCAATTGAATGTCTAAAAGTTAATGATGTTAAAGATATTCATGATTATGGTAATAATGGTTATTATCTAACTTCTGTTTATGCCGATGAAGGTATAGTAAAAAATACTCCTCATAAATCCTCTATTTTTTGGATGTTTGATCTAGATAAAGATTATACAAAAGAAAAATCATATGAACAAACCACAAAATTAACAAATCAAGAACAACTTAAAAAATTAGTATCTAATTTCTATGATGACATAATAATTAAAATATTTGATGAATTTACTAGAAAAATTAAAACACATAAAAATATTAATATGCAAAAAGCTAAAAAAATATTAGAAAATTTAGAAAAACGATTAGTAAAAATAAATAGAAATTCTAATATTTATAATAACATAGAAAGTCTTATTATAGAAAATGTAAAAAAAGAAAAACCAGAATATGATGAAAGAGATGATATATTTTTTGGTCTTGGAGGGACAACTATTAGATTGCCAAGTTTAACGGAAAAAGAAAAAAAAATAGAAGCTTTACGAATTGATGTATCTAAAGAAATTAATCAAGGAGCATTAACAGAAGAAACAAGTATCAGTGGATTATGTCAACACAATATTACATGGGATTATATTGCAAAATTTAAAAAAGTAAATCCAACAAAATATCAAGATAAGATGTATGAATTTATTCAAAATTATGTAATAGAAAATAATAATGGTGATTTTATATGTAAGAGTTGTTATACTCAAATAGATGTAAAAAAATATGTAGATGATGGTACTTTTGATGATTCTGGTAGATTTGTAACTTTTAGTATGCCTTTTGATACACCATTAGAAGATTTACCTAATTATGAAAAATACAAAATAGCAATTCGCAATTTAGATAAAATAATAGAAAAGATTGCTATAATTTGTAATATACCTGCTTATATTGGAAATATATTTAGCAGTAGAGTTAAAAGGAAAAACATTAGTAAAGATTTAATAGATATAGTAATTGACAATAATTATTTCTTAAAGAAAAATTTCAAAGAACGTAAACAACTTTCAAATAAATTATATAATATATCTAATGAATTATCGAATCTTTGGTTTTTTGAATTAGAAAATAATATATTTGTATTCTCATCAAAAGAAAAAGATTATTATAAAGCTATTAAATATAATAATATATTAGCATATTTGGCTATTCTTCTAGCTCTAGATATTAACGATTCACAATTAAGTTTTATGACTGGAGATATAAAAGGGGTATGTAATATTGGAGTATTTAATAAATATGGTCATGTATTGTTTGATAATTTAAGAATACTTAAAAATAAAGAAGGTGATACTGTTCCTATTAAAAATTATTTAGTGTTATGTTATATAATTTATATTATTTCTTGTATGATGACTAAATATTCTATGTGGAATTATGAACAAGATGAAACTGTAAATAAGAAAAAATTTAATCCAATTATTCAAAAAATAATAGTACATTCAATTATTGATATATTAAATAATATTCTTGAAAATAGTAAGATTAATAAAGCGGGTATTATTTTTGAAATTATATCTACAAAGTTTTATCTTAAACTTAATACATTTTTTAATGATGAAAATCTATTTAATAGATTGAAATCAGAAGATCAATTTTCAATTGCCAATGAAAAGAAAACGTTTGTATTACCCAAAACTACAGTACATATTTTAGATAAATATCAGCAAATACAAGAATACGAAAAATCTAATTTTAATAAAGTAGTAAATACTAAATATGTTCCTCAATCTAAAAATTACAAAAATTTATTAAATAATAATATTAATAATAATACTAATTGTGAAGATGGAAGATTCCATACATGGAAAAATAAAAATGGCGAATATGTGTGTGAACTATGTAATAAAAATATGAAAGATATCGATTTAGAAAATGTTAAACCAAATAATAATATCGAGAAAAATAATAAATATTTAGTTTTAGAAAAAACTGCAACTAGATTTTGTTTATCTGGAGAGTTTCATAAATTTAAATTAAATAAAGATAATCAAGAAATATGTATATTGTGTAAAAAACCAAAAACTAATAAATATTCTGATAAAGAATTAGATGAACTAAATAATAATCTTCTTAAAAATAGAATAAAAAAAATAGAATTAAACGATTTATCTAAAGAAAATACTAATTCTATAATAAAAAAACTTGAAGAAAATTATAATGAACAATTTAAAAAAAGTTCTATTGATAACTTTTTAGAAAACTTTGTTAATAAAATAGAAAAACTTTATCAATCTGAAGATAAAAAATCAAATCTACGTCATAATATATATATTATTAATCATAATTATGAAGGTAATAAGATGGATAAACCAATGATTTTAACTGATATAGATAATAAAGTATTATTTAAAGAAAATCACCCATTTTTTAAAATGGATGTCATTAGTTATAATTTTTCAAAATCAGGAGCTACGAAGATAGAAGTTTTTTATGATGCAATTACTAAAATATTATTAGGTTATAAAGAAACTTCCCGTGATTATGTAGTTAATGCAAAAACAGAAAATCGTATAAATATAAATTATTCAATGGTATTTAAATTAAAATACTTAGGATTAGAATCTAATTATATTAATATTTATCAAAAAATTAAAAAAATGTTTATCAATATTGAAAAATATGAAAAATTATCAGATAAAGAAAAAGAAGAAGTTATTGCTAAATTTATATATGACATTTGTAGAACTAGAATAAAAAATCTAAAAAAAGTTATATATGAAATCCAATGTATTGTTAATCAAATAAAAAATAAATATAGACCACTATCTGAAGAAAAAGAAATAAAACCACAATGGAACGATAATTTAGAACAAGAAATTATAGAAGATAAAAGTAATTTTGATAAATTTATAGAAAAAATATCAAAAAAAATAACCGAATTAAAAACTTCCGATAAAAATAATAATTATGAAATTTTTGATAAATGGAATTTAATAACTGATAATAGTAAAACTAAACTAGATTTAGAAAATTATAAATTTGATACAGATATAAGTGGTGTTTATTCTAAAATATTATTAGCTGATAATTTAATAGAGTTAGATACAAATGGAAATATGTTATTATATTATATTATTCATGAGCTTGACAATTTATTAGAATTTAATGAAAATAAATTATTAAAAACTTATATAAGTAATTTAATTATAGAATTGATAAATTATAATTTTAATTTATTTAATTTAGAAATAATTAATTCTAGCATCAGTGTTAAAAGACTTGAATATATATTATCTGGATTAACTTTTGCAGAAGATCTAGAAAATGTAATCACTGAATTTGGAACAGGTGAAGAAGAACCTGATAAAATAGAAGATGAGCAACAATTAGAAGAATATAATGATGCACAAGAAGAAGAAGGAGCGTTAGATATGGATTTTGAAGATAAAGATGAATTGATTGAAAATATTACCAATCATGAATAATCAATGAATCTTAAAATTTTATTAAATAATTTTATATATTTATTATATATAAAATGAATAATATTTTTTTACTCTTATTTATTGTAATATTAATAATGTATTATATTAATAAAAAAACTAAAGCATCTGATACTTTTCATCAAGATGTAAGATCTAAATATAAACCAATAAAAGACATTGATTATTTAGAAGAATTATTAAAACACACTGATAATACTATTATTGATAAAAATGGCGATTTTAATCTAGAATTTGTAGAAGCACAATTCCATAATGACTATAGAGATACTATTACAGCATTTAATAATATTGCTCCAAGTCAAAGACAAATATTTAATATTGCAAATCAACCAGCCGATTTTTCAAATCCTCAACCATATGAAGTAAAAAAATTATTATATGACTTTTTAAAAGAAGTTAATAATAATATTATGTTAGAAGTTCCTGATTATAGAACAGCTAATACTGGATGGGATGAGCCATTAGAAGATCCTCAATGTGGGTCTGGTTGGGATCGTCAAATGAAAAGTTTAGGATTACCTAAGAGTATTTATCCAGATCCTGCTAAAAAGAGTAAAATAAAACTAGTAAGATTAGACCATATAGAAAAATATGAAACAGAAGATGAAATTAGATATACTTGTTTTATTTTTGTAAAAAAAAATAATACAGAAGATATTCTAGTAGTAAAAGTTTCTTTTGTTCTTGATAAAAGAAATATCAATGAAGAAAGATTGTTTTTTAATATTAAACCAACTGAAACTAATGTTGTAGTTGAAGAAATATTTATTTTAGGTTATATGACAGATCGAGGTGTTGGTCGGTCTAATCATCCTCGTGACAAATTTTATAACTTTTCAAATTTAGATAAAGATGGCATTTTAGATGATAAAGAAATTATTAGACAATTAAATGAAAAACTTGCTGAAAGACACCGTAATACGCAAAATTTTAATAATACACTAGATGAGCAATTTAGAAACTTGAAATTAGAAGCACCTAATTTAATAAATTATAAATCATTTCAAGCTACTCAAACTATATATGATGATATGTTAAAACCCAGATATTATAGTTAAATTTTTTTTATTTTGATTATTTTCTTTTGGTGATTTTTTTCTTTTTTTAATAAATACTTTGGTGTAAAATAATTTAATAAATCAATAAATAACTCTTTCTGTGAAAAAAAATCATTGATAGGTTCTATATTTTTAAAGATTAGATTCTCATTAACTATTGTATCTTCAGTAACTTTTCTTACAAATAAATAATTTGGTTTTAATGTATTTAATAAATCATCAGTTAGTTCTAGTTTTTCAAATGTATGTGGTAGTTTTCTATATTTTTTATTAGAAGCAACTTTAAAATTATGATATGTTGTTGCTTTATTAATTATATTTGTCTTATTATTAGATAATAAATAATTTAGATATGCATATTCATCGCAAAAATGACATTTATCAAAAATATCTTTAATAGTTTTTTCATTATTTAAAATAAAATTTGTATGGTCTTTATTTAATATGCACCATGAAGATCCATAATTCCATTTAGTTATATTATATATTTTTTTATATTTTGGATTTATTTTTAACAAATATTTTAAATATAAATTATTTGTTTTATTTTTTCTATCATAACATGTAACTATTTTTTTATTAATTGCAAAATAAGAAAAGATAGAATTGTTGTTACAAGTAAGAGTATTGTATATAAAATAAAAATTATGTAATGGAATATGTGCACCAGACATAAATATAAATTTATAATTGTTGTCATCTTGTATAGATAATTCTAATAATCGATTTTGTAAATTAATTTGGCTATAGGTCCCCCAACTTGTTTTATAATTATCTTTTACTAAATATTTAGTAAAAAAATCATTAAGTTTTGTGTTATCTGGATATTTACTATGTATATATATAGTATAAAGATTTATATCGACATCTTTAAAAAAATTATACCATATGTCTTCTTTTTCTATTTTATCATATATTATAAATAAAAATGCAAGTTTCATAAATTATATTTATAATTCATAAAATTAAGTTATTAAAATATCCATAACATGTAATATAAAGCAATCAAGATGTGATATTTCTCTGCGACGTCTTACTAAATTATGATCATATGTAGAAGCACAATTTATAATTTTTAATTTTTTTTCTTCAGCTATATTTTTTTTACAGATATTATCAAATATACTCACCATTATAACAGAAGGTTCAATATTAGTAATTATTAAATTATATATTAAGTTTCTAATATTAATTATTTCCTCAATATTGCATTTTAATATTAATTCTACAATTTGTTCTATAGTTTCATTATACGGTGTTTCATATTTTTTATTATATTGTCCAGCTCTAAATAAATCTAATTTCCATAATAATTTTCTAACAGAACCATTTGCTGATTTTATTATTTTATGATAATCATCTAGTTTTAAATTTATTTTTTTTTTTAAAGCAACATCTATTGTAAGTTTTAACATATCATCATATGATGGAGCACTTATTCTAATACATATGCATCTGCTTTTTAGTGGTTCTATTACACGTGATAAAGACTTACACCACATTATAAATCTACATGTTCCAGAATATTTTTCCATTGTTCTTCTTAGAGAAGTTTGTGCATAATATGAAAGATAATCAAGATTGTTCATTAATACGGTTTTAAATAATTTTTTTGATTCTAGTGTTTTTACTTGTAATTTTTTCGCATATTTTTTTACCACATCTTGAATCAAATATTTATCAAAATTATTATCTACAGGATCTATCATAATATGAAACTTGCTTTGTTTTACTAATACTTCTTTAACTTTTGTTCCACTTCCTGCCACTACATAAATATTATCTTCAGTATCATTTACCGAAGGGCCGTATAACATTTCCAAAAAATATTTAATAATTTTTCTTTTACCTACTCCATCATTTCCATAAAATATTATATGAGGAACGGAATCATCTTTACTAATAAAGTCTAGTAAATTTAAAATATCTTGATGTATTATCGATTTTTTTGGATCTTTTGGAGCACATGTATCTATAAGAAACATAATATTTAGTTATTAATAATATCTTCTTAAATTTATAATTATTTTTTCAATATTTTATCGAATATTATATATGAAACTATACGGGGCACATATAGATTCTGACATAGATAATATTATTAAAAATGCTAAAAAAATAAAAAGTTATGGCGGTAATTTAATTCAAATCTTCGTAGATATTAAGAAAGATAAAAATAAATATATAAAACTAAAAAAAGAGTTAGAAAAAATAAATATTCATATTTCTGTCCATGCTTCTTACACTATTAATATTGCACAAAATTGGAACGACTATTCTTGGTGGATAAAACAATTTATATTAGAAATCGAATACGCGGAGGCAATCGGAGCATTTGGAATAGTTGTTCATTTAGGGAAACAACTAAATCTTTCAAAAGAAGAAGGACTCAATAATATGTATTCTAGTTTATTGTATATTTATAATAAAATTAAAAATCTAAAAATAAAAATTATGATAGAAACTTCTACTGGCCAAGGATCTGAAATGTGTTATAAATTAGAAGATCTTTCATATTTTTTTAATAAGTTTCTAAAAATTGATAAAAATAAATTTAGAATATGTCTTGATACATGTCATATCTATCAAGCAGGATATAATATTAAAGAAAAGAAAAATATATTAAAGTATTTCAATATATTTAATAAAAAAATTGGATTAAAATATATTGGCATGGTACATCTTAATGATAGCAAAAATAAATTAGGAGAAAAATTGGATAGACATGAAAATATTGGATATGGTTATATTGGCAAAGAAAGCATTAAAATAATATCAAATTTCTTTTTAAATTATAATACTCCAATTGTTTTAGAAACTCCAGATAAACTAAAAATAGCAGAGGAAATTAAATTTATTTATTCTTAAAATTTTAATTATTATCGATTCCAAACATAAAGTTCATGGCGTTGGTCTTCTAAAATTTAATAAAATTTTAGAGTATTCAACGCATCCAAACATAAAGTTCATGGCGTTGGTCTTCTAAAATTTAATAAAATTTTAGAGTATTCAACGCATCCAAACATAAAGTTCATGGCGTTGATATAATCTTTCCTCACACAATTGAAATCCATGCTTTCTGTAAAAATGCAAGTTCTTATCATTTTCAGTATCTGTAATTAAACCAATACCTTGTGTATTTTGCGAAATGCTATATTCTTTTGCTAAATTTAATAATTGTGACCCAAGTTTTTTATTTTGAAATACAGGCGATATATATAAATAATTAATAAAATATAAGTACATGTTTTTGTATTCTAAAACTTCTCCTAGTAAATAGCCAATTATATATTTACCATAAAATATTATAAAACCGTGAAAAGTTTGTGAATTTAATAAACGTATAATTTCATTTCTATTATGATTTAATTGAGGAAAGTCATATAAATTATGAAAGTTTTTAAATACTGTTTCAATAAAATAACCTAATTGGGGTCTATTAAAAAAAGAACTATCAACAGACTTAATATATAATTGTGTTTTCATATTATATATTATTATGAAATTTATTTATTTTTCCATTTATTATATTTATCCATAAAATTACTAATTTTATTTTTAACATTTTCGCTTTTATTATGTTCTTCTAGAATTAGTTCATCTAATGGTTCTCTTGTATATGGATTTATTTTTTCGTGATATATTTGCGAAATAATAGAAGATTTATCAAAAATTAATTCTACATTGGGTATCATAATTGGTTCTTTAATAGGTATACATAATAAAGGATCAATAAATTCTTCTGGTATTTCTTCTATTTTAATAGTACTTGGTTCTTGCTCGAGTATTTCTTTTAGTTCAAGTTTAACAAAAGTTTCTTCTTCTTCAAATTTAATATATGGTAATGCTTCTAGTAAAAGTAATTTTGAAGGTTGTATAAGTTCCGTAAATTCTATATTAGTAATAAGTTTATGTAAAATTTTTAAAGAGTATTTCATAATATCAAGTGCTTCAAAGTTCATTTCAAAAATAGTATATATGGGATTTTTGCCACTAGTAAAATATTTAATAATACTAGTACTAAGAGTAATAATTGGCATAATTATCTCACCACGAAACACTCCTGGTTCTAATAACTTCTTTTCTAAAATAGTATTGCCAATTTCAAGAGATAATTTAATATTTTTTACTATGGTATTTACTGGTATTATATATTGTAACTTGGCATAATAAGCATTTGTTATAGAAGCAGATTCAAATATGCGTGTCAGATCATCTAGAAAAGATAAGACATGCGAATTAGTTCTATAGAAGAATTTTAAAAATAATTGCTGATTAGTAAATTCTGTTAAATTTGTATGGGTATCAATTATACTTTTTAATATTATTAAAGACATATTATATAATTTGTGCGCTACTTCAAGACTTTCTATTTTAAACATATCATGTTCATCATGATATAATATAATAGCTTCTACTAACTTGTTATTATTTAAAATTTGTGCTTTTCCAAATATGCTACATAATAAACCTAATATATCACATTTATAATGGGGATTACAATAATCACTTTTAGTAGCAAGTAATTTATAAAAATATTCTATAGTATTATCACTAAATTTATAATCAGAATTTATTTTAGAAATATCAAAATAATATTGAATAACACTATCTACTATGTCATTATTTATTTGAAGAAAATCATTTATATAATATTCTAATAAGTTTATAGTCAAGCTATTTATTATATTATTATTTATTATTTCCTCAGTTGCTTTTACTTCTGTTGTAAAATTAGTAGCATTTGTACCAATTAAAAGTGTTAATAAATTATTAGATTGAAATCTTTTAAAATTATTATGTAATAGAACTATACCATTGTGACAAATACGCAAGCTATACAGTGCAGTTAGATATACTTTTGTTTCAAAATTATCTGTTTCGAGCCATTTGTAATCTTTTCTAATAGTGTTGGAAAAGTCTTTTTGGTCTATATCAAAAATTTTAGTCTTATCTATTTTATTATACACTTGTAATATTATTTTATATACAAATCCCATAAATTTAAAAGAAGCTAATTTATTTCCATTAAATTCAAAATAAGTTGTTGTAGCATAAAACCTATTTTTATATATTATATCAAATAAAAAAGTTATAAATTTAGTTCTAACATCAATTTTTAAATAATCAGATTTATTAAATACTGTATTATCTAAAAAATTATCTATTGATATTAAATAATCATTATTATTAATATCAAAATTATCTATATTGAACAAATAAGAAATAAAATTAATGTCAAATTCGTATTTTTTTCCATCTATTGAACTATTAAATAATCTTTTATATACTTTTTTAGTTTTACTAATAATATTTATAAATTCACATTTATGTTTATCTGGAATTTTTAGTTCTTTTATAAAAGTAGACCATTCATGTAATTTCATTGAATCAAAAAGAATAACTAAATAATATCTATTAGTATAACTACTTAAATTATCAAATAATATTTTAGAATAACTTTCATTAATATTCTCTATAATAAATATTTTTATTACACGACAGATTTCATGTAAATAGATTTTTGTATTTTTTGTATCGGTTGTATCTTTTGTAATTAATTTTAATACAAATAGCATATATTTAATTGCATCTTCGTAATTAGTATCAAATGCCAATATTTTAGATATTAATAGAGGTTCAACTGATTCAAATAATTCAAGACTTGACATAACATTAAGCCGATGATCATACTCGGAATCATCAAGTAATAAGATATGTTTTAAGTATTCCATTGTAATATTTATTATTTATTATTTATTTATAATATATTATATAATAAGTTAAAAAATCAAATTTTATTATACTTTTTTAATTAAAAATAGACATTTATTTTTGAAATTTTTACGTTAAAAATTTAGAAACTTAATTTGATTATTATATATAATGAAAATACTACATTTAGTGTTATATAGCGATAATACAGATTATTATAAAAAAATGTACAAATTAACAAGTGAATATTATAAAATATTTTCAGATCGTATTGATACTTATTATTATAAATTTGATAATAGTATAACAGAAGAATTTTTATTAGTAGATAATATATTAAATATTAAAGGTAGCGAAAGTTATATTCCAGGAATTTTAAATAAAACTATAAAAGCATTTAAATATTTTGCACCAAAAATAGATGAATACGATTATATTTTAAGAAGTAATATTTCTAGTGTTATTAATTTTACAAAATTATTTGAATTTTTGGAAACTAATGAAATTAATATTGGAATGTATTTTTGTTATTATGGTAAAAAAAATAAAATAAATAATTCATATTATCAAATATTTGATGATAATCTCAAAAATATTTTATATAGATATATTTATTGTGCAGGTACAAGTATGTTATATAAAAAAAATATATTTAAAATAATACTAGATAATGAAAATAAAATTAATAAAAAAATAATAGATGATGCTGCAATTGGTAAAATGTTATTTGAGTTAAAAATAATTTCTATTGAAGAAATAAAAAAATTATTAGGTATTCCTTATATATATTTATTTGTTAATAATAAAAATTTATACAAAGTTAAATCTTATATTGTATTGCGAAATAAAAATACAAATCGAAATAATGACATAATAAATATAAAAAATATTATCAATATATTAAATGGAAAATTAAAAAGTAAAAATATAAAAAGTAAAAATATAAAAAGTAAAAATATAAAATTAATTATACAAACAAGAAAAAAAATAATTAAAATATATAAAAAAATAAGACCTACAAAATTAATAAAAAAATAAAATTATAAAATATAATGAAATTATATAATGAAAATATTACATTTAGTTTTATATAGTGATGATAAAGAATATTATCATCAAATGTATTTACTAAGTAGAATGTATTATAATAAATTTTCTTCTAATGTAGATACTTACTATTATAAATTTGATAATAATATTTCAAAAAAATGTCTACTTGATGGGGATATATTAAAATTTAAAGGTAATGAAACATATATACCCGGAATATTAGATAAGACAATTCAGGCATTTGAATATTTTGAATCTAAAATAAATGATTACGATTATATTTTAAGAAGTAATATATCAAGTATAATCAATTTTCCAAAATTATTTATTTATTTAAATCAATCAAAAGTAGATGTTGGATTATATTATTATTATTATGCTATTAATCATTGTAAACGCATCCAAAATTTAAAAGTTACATTACCATATAAATGGTTATATCAAGCAGGAACTAGTATGTTGTTTAATAAAAATGTTTTTAAATTATTAATAGAAAATGAATCATTAATAGATAGAAAATTAATTGATGATTTATCAATTGGTAAATTATTATATGAATTAAGAATTATTAATGAGAGTAAAATTAAAAAATCACTATTAAATAAAAATATATTTTTACATATAACAAATAATAATATAGATAAAGTAAAATCATATATTGTTTTACGTAATAAAAATATGAATAGAAATAATGATGTAAAAAATATGAAAGCTATAATTAATATTTTATTAGGAAAAACAAATTTAAACCAAAATTCAAGAACAATAGTAATTAAAAAAAATAATAAAAATATTAAAAAAAATAATAAAAATATTAAAAAAAATAATAAAAATATTAAAATTAATAAAAATATTAAAATTAATATTGCAATTAATTTTAAAATTATCAAAATAAAAACACACATAAAAAAATTAAGAAAATAAATTAAGCTTTTTTGCTTTTTGCAGTTAGCTTTTTAGATTTAGTCTTCTTTTCATCTTCTTCGTCATTAACTAAATTTTCTAGCCACTTATTATAAGTTTCTAGAAACTCATCAATTTCACGTTTCCACAATTGTTGTAAAGTAATTGCTTTATAATCTTCAAATTCTTTCTTCTTGGCATTATATTCTTCATTTAGTTTGTCTATCTTTTCTTTAGTTAAGCTAAATAAAGGCATATCAGTAATATATCTAAATGACTTTTTTTCTTCTTCTGCATCACAATCATTACATAATTTAGGATACCCTTTTTTGAATAACTCATCAAGGATATCCTGTTCTTTACGTTTTTCAATTACAATTTCACCACTTAGTTTCTGTTCAATAAATTTAACTTTGTATTTCAGTAAGTTCATTTGGTTTTCTAAATATTTCATTCTATGATCTTTTCTAATCTGATAAATATTCAATCGCCAATTATAAAATTCATGAAAGATATCTTCTATATATTCATACTTAGTAATTGCGCCTTTATGATTATGCAAGTACATGTTAGTAAGACTTATGCTACTAGTCAGTTTTAAGTTTTTCTCAAGAGTACCTTCTTTGATAAATTTCTGTAAGTTATTCTTAGTAAATACTACTTCAAAGTCAACACGATTATTGCCACCTTTTTCTATAATTTTTTCTAAATAATAATTTTGTGTCTTACTGAATTTTTTATCCTTTTTGTCTTTACGAGATTCATTAATTTCTTCAATGAATGTTTCTAGCGTTTCTTTGTATCCATCAATTGTTATACCAATTGGTATTTCAGTAACTCGTACAGTATTTTCATTGAGAATTTCATATACACCATATGTAGTATATTTATCTTGACCATTCTTTTTAACAGTGCCTTTAAATCCGCGATACCATGGATGAATAAAGACGGGATGATCCCCATCTAATAGTTTAAGCATATTATTTGCTATATCTTTAGGATTAAACATTGGTATGTTAGTTGAAAACCCAGTTCCAATACCAAGACAACCATTAATTAAAACAGTTGGCAATATAGGAGCATATACTTCTGGTTCAATTTGTCGACCTTCTTCTATAATATATTTAAGAATAGGCTCATCTTCTTTTCTAAATAGTTTAGAAGTCACTTCATTGAGTTGTGTAAAAATATATCTGGGACTTGCCGCTTCTTTACCACCCATTTTACGATGGCCAAAACAACCAATAGGCAATAGCAAATTAATATTATTGCTTCCAACAAAGTTTTGAGCCATTGTAATAATAGCCATTTGTAAACTCATTTCGCCATGATGATATTCTGTTTGTTCTGCTACATATGCGCCTAATTGAGCTACTTTAATTTCTTGGTTTTCTAATTTTTTCAAGAAAGATGCATATAAAATTTTTCTTTGCGATGGCTTAAATCCATCACATAAACTAGGAATACTTCTATCATTATCATAATTTGAAAAGTGTATCAAGTCTTTATTTATAAATTCACTATAACCAACTTCTTTTTCATCAAATTCGAGAATCTTATTGCTATCGTAATTAAATAGCCAATTTTTTCTATCATCTGCACGGTCTTTTGAAAATGCTAGAGTAATAGCATCATATGATTTGCTCTTCAAGTCAGTAATGTCATTTTCATCAATTTCTTGATTATCTTCTTCTGAATCGCTACTGCTTGAGTCATCATCAGAAGAATCTTCTTTTTTTTTACTACTATTTTTACTCTTCTTGGAACTTACTGATTTAGCATCTGCTTCTTCTGCTGATAATTCCCAGATATAATTAATTAGTCGTTCATCAAATTCTTTAAATGATTCTTGTGCTTCTTTTTCTGTAGAAGTACCTAAACCCTTATAATATTTGATAGTCCACTTAGAACTGTCACCTTCTAATTCTTTTGATACCCAATTCTTATAATCAGTTAGAGTATAGAATATTTTAGGATTTAATTTTTTAGCATCTGTTTTCTTGAATGCTTTTACAATTGGAGTTGCCATTGACTGAATAAACCCCTTGATTTTTAATAAACTTGGCCAAAATGTATGTATCATGTTAATAATCAAGCCTTTGATATGTGATCCATCTACATCTGAATCAGTTAATATAATAATACCACCATATCGCAATTGGCTAACATCAGTATATTTTTTATTTTGTTTTAAACCAAGAATCTTCTTGATATTGATAAATTCTTTGTTGTCTAACAATTGTTTAGCAGTGGCTTCTCGTACATTAAGAAGTTTTCCACGCAATGGAAAAATTCCATATTTATCACGTCCAATTAATTGGAGACCAGAAACTGCAAATGATTTAGCTGAATCTCCTTCTGTTAAAATCAATCTGCAATATTTAGATTTGCGAGAACCAGCCCAATTAGCATCATCGAGTTTTTCTACTCCACGAAGGCTATTTGTTTTTTTGCCATCTGTCTTATTAAGTCCGGTTAGCTCTTTGAGTTGAGCAAATTTGACTACTTCATCGACAATTCCAGTTTCTGCCAGTTCTTTTACAAAAGCAGTATCCATCTCCCATTTAGAACCAAAATTTGATACTTTTGATGTAAGATATTCTTTTGTTTGCGAACTAAATGCAGGGTCTTCGATCACACTGTCTATATAAATACTTAGATTATCTCTAATATATTGTGCTTTAACTACAATTTTTTTCTTTTCTTTAATATAATTAATTAGTCCTTTGGTGATTTGTTCTATTACATTATCGACATGATTGCCACCTTTATAAGTACATACGCCGTTAACAAATGACATTTGAACAAATCCGGCATTAGTATCATAGAGCACCCCAACTTTCCATCTAGGCTGTTCATCATAGATAATATTGCCTGGTTGTTTCTCATAAAACAGCTTAATATAATCTTTAAAGGTCTCTACTTTGATGTTTTCATCATTGAGATATACTCGAACTGATTTATCAGTACATGCACTCATATCATATACGCGTTTCTTAAATAATGCTATGATATCATTAGTAAGTCCTTTGATACCAAATCTTTCAAAATCTGGTGTAAAAGTAATTTTAGTAAATGGTGATTTATCTTTCGCTTCTTTTTTAGTAAGTTCTTTAATGATGGGTTTATCTATTTTGTACATATTATTAGAAAACTTCTGATAGTACAATTTGTTATTGTTTGAATCAAATGTTTCTACTATGAATTCTTCTGAGAAGATATTAGCACAATTATGTGTAACTGTAAAATCATTGAGTACAAAACGTTGATTACCATCAATTTCAATACCAACATAATCATCTTCTCCAATATCTTTAATAGTAATAAAACCAGTACTTTTACTAGTATTTCTTGTTATAGGAGCAGAGCATTTCTTTCTTGGCAACAAAGTAGGAATGTCTTGAATTCCATCGCCTGATATATTAATATTATATGCTTCTCCTGTCTTCTTTTCTCCATTATGTGTCCATGAAGTTTTTTTCTTTGTTAATTGACAACAGAAGCCTAATGAACGAGCCAAAAATACGGTGTCATTGATTAGTTGCTCATGTTCAAGACCTTGAGTAATTGCCACTCTAGTACCATCACGCGAGACAGTACCATCTGTATCTATTATACCGGCAAGCACTTTTAATCTTGTATCTCTGTCATTTATTAAATATTCTTTGGGAATATGTTTATTATTCACAAGTTTATATTTTTTGAGTTGTTTTCTAAGAGGAGCACACTCTTTTTTACCTTTATTTTCTTTTGAAGAGAAAAGAAAATGATATTTTCCCGATTTTTTAATAGAACAATCATTATTTTCCCCCCATTTTTCAAGGTAATTAATAATTTCCGGGTCTTTTTCACCATAACACGCATATCCATATCCATTACTAAAGCCATCACCTAACCATAGGCCAAGTACATATGGGTCAAGAGAAACTTCTTGTTTATCCCATTTGACACATTGTCCACGTACACCTGCTAAGCGACTTTTTGTTGTTTCATTTAATTTCATATATTCTTTAATGCTAATATCAAAAACATTGTCATCAGGAATATTTTTACAAAATTCTTCTATTTGAGTACGTGCTTCCTTAATATCTTCGGTTTCTTCGGGATTCTTAGTAGGTCCTTTACGAGTTTTTTTAGGTATTTTTTTATCTTTATGAACTCTGTTATAGTGTCTTCCTAAATTGCTTGATAATTCAATTTTGCATTCGGGGCAAATTATTTTTTTAATATCACCTGCTCTAAATGATTTCTTTCTGATTTCTTTTTTTTCATTATCCCACCATAGCACAGACCATGAATTTTCAGAAGAATTCCAAAAAATTACTTTATGGTCGGGCATATGAAGTGTTAATATGTGTTCATCATTAACACAATATGTTTCAGCATTCGCTTGTGATACTTCATACATTTGGCCTTTTCCGGTAATAACTTTTTTTACCGTTCTCACTGTTCCATCGTCGCCAATTAGATTATCCCCTACTTTTACATCTTTCGCCATTTTTATTTTTCCTTTCCAAAACGGTATTAGCTGAAGACGTGAAGTGCATTTTGCTCCATACCCATTCTTCCCACCTACAACCTTCCCTTTCTGTTCATAATTAGAAGAGGTCAATAAATGGCCAAAAATCATTTCCGGAATATAAATTCCCAATTCTTTATGCAACTCAACAGGGATACCATGACCATCATTATATACAGAAATGGTTCCAGATTCTTTATCAATATTTACTTTAATATTTTTACATGTTTTATCACGAATAGAATGGTCACGTGCATTAACAAGAATCTCGTCATAAATTTTATAGAGACCTGGGACAAAAGTAATATCTTTTTTGACAATTTTTTTAGTTTCGTCATCAAAAATATACATAGACTTAGTGTCTGGTTCAACGCTCCCAATATAAGTATCAGGAGTACTTAAAATATGCTCATGATGGGTCTTCTTCTTATAGATATCTTCAATTGCTATTTTGCTCATATTTAGTTAGATAATTTATAGGTATTAATTAATTTTTATCTATATTTAAAAAATCAACTTTTTTATAAACAAACTTATAGCTAATCTAAATAATCAACACGATGGATATTGTGGCACATCATAGGTATACCAGTACTGTTAGATATATCTTGCACAAACTGCCGAACGAAGAATCCACATGATACATGTAATTCGAGTTTAATAAATTGTAAACTTTTTAATTTTAGATTTTTCCACTGTTCTATGATGGCTGATTGTCTGAAATTTTTATTTGGATCTATTAATAAAATATCTTTTATAATTTTGTCTCGCCATTCTAAATAACTAAATCGCGTGATATTGCCAACAACAAAAGATTTTATAATTTCTACTTGATGTGAATATTCATTAAAATTATTATTTCGCCGATGATTGAGCATCTTTGTAGAATAATAATGATACTTTTGCATAAATTTGTAATTGTTAAAAGTAAAAATATCATCTGATATATTAATATCATTATCTATTATTTCTTGATTGATATTTTTTATAATACCCAATGCATCGTCACTATCTGTAGAAATTCCAAATATTACATCAACTTGATAGATTTTATTTTTATTATTAAATTCACGAATATATTTACAATAGTTATCATATAATACAATAACTTTTCCACAAGCCATTGGATCGAGTCTTGCTGTATACGCAAGTTTTTTTAAGTTATGTTCTTGTTTAACTCTTTCAATAAATTGTGCCATCGTTTCTCCAGTATATTTATGGAGTGATAACATGATTAGATAATAATTTTAGTATTGAATATTACAATATCAAATTTTTTTATATTGGCTTAAATTTATTTTTTTATTATAATTATAATATAAATGAACACAAGTAGCAATTTAAATTCAGAACATAATAGATATACGACAGAACATATATCAGGAGAACAACCTTTTAAATTTTATGATTATCAACAAGAAGAACAGAATTATGAAAATCAATCTGATGTACTCAAAAAAAGAAATGATAAAATGACACCAAAAAATTATAACTTGCCATATGAAAAAATGTATACGGCAACACCTGGATTATTTGGACAAAGACATGCTCCTGATTATAATAATATAAAAAATCGTGAAAATGACAATTATGATATATTGGGGGAATATTTTTATAAAAGAGGTGACAAAAATTTTTCAAGTATTACAAGATATTATTCTCATTATATAAATATCGATTCGCGATTTCGTAATAAAAATAGTCAATATAGTACTCTAAATTATATTCAACTGCCCACTAATCCAATATTATTAAAAAATAATTCTAATTTAATTACTATAGTGACTAATAATATAATAGATCTAGAAGTCAATGATAAAATTTCTCTTATTGGATTACCAAATTATTCTAAAAATTTAAGAGTTACAGATTCTAATAATTTATTAGAATTTTCAGATGGTTCTATTTATTTAAAAATTAATTATCCACATACTTTATATTTTGATAATCTAGAAGAAGTAAAAAAATATAATTCAAGTGATTTATATATAGAACTATCTGGTATCATAGATTCTAATTATAATACTGCTTTTATAAATAATATACCATTAAATACTCTCAATACTATCCAAAAGGTATATTTATATAATCCAGATACAATGGATTATTCTAATGATTACTTTTTTGTAAAACTTATTCGCTCATTTTCTGGAACTTATACACATGGAGAAGATTATACTATTAAATTAGTATATAATTATTATTATGGTATACCAAATAATAAACTAGTAACACAATATCCAGTTAATAATTCAAGTAATCAAGGATATTTAATAGTAAAAGAAGTTAATAAGAATAATATCATAATAGAACTATTTAAATATGCCAGTTTTAATACTAATAATAATATTATTAAATATGGAGGTGATAATATATGTATCAGCAAAGTAGAAGAAATTATTAAAGGAGATCCATTACCAACAAGTTATGCTATTAGATTAGATAGAACATATAATAACATAGTACTTATTCGAATGATAGCGTCTGAATTTCCAGTCTTAAATAAAGTAATATATGGGTGTCGTAATGAAAATTCAGATGTAATATATAATAATAAATTATATTGGCAAAATTTAGATGATGGAGATATTATATATTCTATTTCTCTTGATCAAGGAAATTATACTATGA